GGTAATGTTAGCACCGCATATACGGCAAATGCTAAAATAAAAATTAATTGTGTCATGTTTTTATTGGTTTGGTGTTTTTTAAAAAATGGCTGTCTTTCCAGCCTGTCAACCCTGTACGAATACTGTGGGATTTTTTATCTTTAAATTTTATCTACAATAACTTTGACAATTTATTATTTTTTTCGTCTGTTTAATTTTTCTATAAAACGATTAAAGCATTTTTGACAACAAGATTCTGGATATTTTTCAGCACACCATTTAAAATGGTCAAAGTCATTAGTAGCAATACCTGACAATCTGCGATTACAAGCAGTAAATGAACCGTTACTTAAATGTTCTTTTTGTGATGACTGTCCTTTTGTGATGTTCATAATGTTATTTTTTATTGGTTTGGTGATACAAATGTACATCCTGTTTTGATATATCCAATACTATTTCAATATAATTGTAAAATAATTTGTAACTCGCTGTAAATCAAAGCGAATATTTTTAAAACAAACATAAAAAAACCTCCACTTGGGAGGATTTTTTAATTAAAACGTGTACTCTTTGCCGTTGCCTACATACTTTTTGGGAAGTTTACTTTGCCTATCTTCTTTACTTTGGCTCATGTACACCGTATGCGTGTTGTCATACTGATCCTTTTCCCTTCGTTGGTCAACTACTATGTTAACATACTTCTTGCCATTAGCTGCGGTTGTAATTGACTCCTTTGGGATGTCGGATAAACAGATACTTGTTACTATCATATTGTATTTAATATTTGGTCTTTGTATTCTTTTGCTTTAAGTAGCTTTGATTTAATTAGGTCGATGTGTTCCTCATCTCTTGGAACGTAGATTGAGTGCAAGTGATGTACCTGGTTGTAGTAACGGTCATCAAAAGAAATAAACACACCATCGTCTGCACCACATAGCCACATATTCATTTGCATTTGACTATAATATTGAGGTACTGCTTTCTTTAATTCCTCAGCATCACGCATCATTAAGTATTCAAGGTGCGTTTTACTTAGTGGACATTTAATTTCGCAGATTGATTTGCCGATTATAATGTCAGGCGTGCCTCCTGCGTTGTGGTCCTCATCAGTAAAAAACACAAAACCACCTACCGAAGTGTAAACAAAGTCATCATCATTAACCGACTTGCCTATACTTTCAGCATAAGCTAATACAGCTTGTGGTTCTGCTTCGTTACCTCGCTCCATGTTGGAATTATAGTGCTGTGGTTCTTCGGGCGCAAGTAGGATAGCTACACGCTCACGAACATAAGTTTTTGCGCCTTCGCTAAGATTGCCCGCTTCTTTATCAGCTTTCAGTTTTGGTTCGGCTAATAATCTGTGTACCTCACTTGCGGTAAACAATCCCCTGCGGAACTTTGCCCAGTCTTCTTTAGTTTCGAATACGTTATACTTAGCCATTTTTACCTCCCATCTTTTCAGCGTTTGACTTAGTAAATTGCTCATTTATATTTGCATCTGGTTTAAATTCGACAACATCCTTGCGATTCAAGTTTGCCCCAAACAATGCACCGAAATGGTCCGCAGCATCCTTAACAGCTACTGTCTTGGCAATTGGGAACGCCATGCTTAACGCTCCGTTGTTAATGTTTCCTAAGTCTGCAGGACTTGAACCTTGTTTTGTTTGCAATTGTGCTGCTCCTATACCGTCATAAAACAACCACTCACCATTAGTAGGTGATTTAAAGTGTACTCTTACCGTTACCCACACACCATTAAATGCAGTGCCTTGTCCTGTAATCTCAATCTTGTACTCTTTGAAGATTTTACGCAGTAATAATTCCACCTTGTCAATAGGCAAGTAGTTGTAGCCTTTAATGAATGGATGTGTCTTTACCCATTGCGCTGGTGGTGCTTGGTTAAGAAGTAAATTAAGTTGGTCATTCTTCCACGCTAACTCCAAGTCTTGCGTGAGTTCTGCCAATGTAGGCAGTTTGGTTAGTGATTTTTCCATAATAGTGGTGTTAAAATAAGTTTAAATTTGAATCTTGGTTTGGTGCGGTCAAATATATTATTTCTTTTCCGCATTCAATATATTCCTTGCAATATTTTTCTAAGTTATCCATTGCATTGTGTACATATTTAACAACAAATTGCTTATGCTCACCTTCGTGTGTAGGAATATCAATAACGTGTTCATCAGGATAACGAGTGCGGATAAAATGGTTTAGGTCCTCAAGTGCTATACTTGCTGTTTTCCAATCTGCATTGGTATTATTCTCTGTGCCTAATTCGCACATGATTACTTCAATTGAATTACTATAATCCATGAAGTAGGCTTGGTCTATGTAAACTTTCATAGTGTTATTAATTAGTGTATTTTACAATATGTCCTTTTGTTGTTTTTGTTCTGCCTTTCAAAGCATTATTAATTGCAGTTGGTACTACATTTAAATATTTAGCAGCCTCAATACCTGACTTACAATTTTTAATTAAATTACCGCTTAAGTCATAAATGGATATTGCTCTACAATGTGTTGGGTTTTCCCAATTAGCTTGTAATCCTTTTATATTTCTTTTATTCCCTAATACTCTTACGCTATGCAATTCATTTTCTTGCTTGGTAACCCACTCTAAATTACTAAAGTGATTGTTTTTTTTGTTACCATCTTTATGATTCACATACTTTTTATTAATAGGATCATTGTTTTCAATCCATGCAAAAGCTACTAATCTATGCGCTAAATAACATTTATCTATTGTATAGCATAAATACCCACTTGAATTGACTTGCAGTTTTCTAACTCTTAAATTATTGTAAGTTAGGATTGAGCCAAAATTACCAACTGTAATTTTTTTGCCTTTAAACTCGATTTGTGTAAATTGTTCTTTTATCATGTAGCAAATGTACATAAGCATACTATATATATAGTACTAAAGTTATACACATTATTAACTAATTACAAGGTCTTGTTTAATTAAGTGTTCAACGTCTTTAAATTTACGCATATACACTTTATCGTATGTAAGAATGTTGTTAACTGTATGCACCGCATGAATTACAGTTGCGTGATTTAAGCCGCCAAATTCTAATCCTGTTTGGTTTAAACTAAGCCTTGTATATTTTCTCATAAAATACATTGCCATTTGTCTACCTTCTACTAAATAGTGCTTGCGACCTCGTGTCATAACTAATGATAGTGGTAAACCTAAGTATTGGCAAACAATGCGCTTAATAACTTCGGCTTTTTTGCGGTCATCTTTAATCATTGATGACCTCTTGCAGAACGGTGCTGCTAATTGAATACCTTGATAAGGTAATTGTGTTGTTAATCTCATAATGTTTATTAATTGTGTGGTACAAAAATAAACCTTATTTTGATTAATCCAAGTTTTTTTTAAAATTATTTTGCAGTTATGTAAATAATCACGGTTAACGCAGCAAGTGCATAGCTTACACCTTGCCACACCTTAACTAAGTTAATAGCTTTTTTTGCCACTTTAGTTTGTGCCTTAATGATTGTATCTTTATTAGCAAGCAATGTATCTGCTTTTAGATTTGCATTCGTTAAATGCGCTATAATCGTATCCTTAATAGTAGATTGAATGACACATGATGCATAAGACAAAGAAAGTACGTTAATGCCGTCTATACCATGCAAAGAAAGTATTGCCCCTGTATCGGTTGGAATAGCTAATGTATCAATTTTAGTTATTAATTTAATGCGTTCCTTAGTCGGTTTCTTTTTGTAACCATCTAAACGATTAGTTAACGCTATACGCTCAGCTTCAATTGTAGCCTTTAACACATCCACACTATCTAACACCAACATTCTATCCGTTGCTATTGTTGCGTTCTCATTCTCCAATGCGTTAACGATTGCAAGTTCTTTGTTTAATTGCTCATTCGTGCAGTGTAGCTTTACAGATAGCATAGTAATAACTACCAAGCATAGTGTTACAAGTGTGTTGTTGTTCATTTGATGTAAAGTAATTGTGTTCTTAAATCTTTTGGGTCATAGCTTATATGTACCCATTCTGGACCGCTCTTATCTCCGTACTCATGGATTAATTGTTTGAACTCCACGTTATCCTTTAGCCAATTAAATAGCTTTAAGTTTTCCGAGTTACTGCCAGCGTCTAAATCAATTGCCATGCCTTTTACATGGTCGCTATTCTTTGCCCCTTTAACCGCCTTATTTAAAGCAGGCGAACGGTAAAACGAGTTAATTGTAATTGGCTTACCATACCACTCTCTCAAAGGTTCAAAGCATTTCTCAGCTACTAACTTCATATTGGCTAACACTTCGGGACTCGGTATGTTGTCTATCTTTAACCGTGTAGCCGTTGCACTTTGTGTTGCCTCTTTAACCGTTATGTGCTTACTTATCATTTACATTAATCGTTGTCATGTAACCACCTAATGCCACAAGCCCACTTAATACAAGCGGTGCTATGTGCTTAAAGTCAAATGCAAATGTTTCCCAATCTACGCTTACCCATGCAGTAGATATAGCCACAACCGCACCCAAAAAAGTGCTTAGTAAATTTCTATGTCTTTTACTTAATCGCATTGCCCTTTTTAACATAATACCAAAATGCCGCTGCACCTGATAAGATTGCAATTATTCCTGCAAGTGCTGATATAATAGGTTGGTAAGAAGTTGCCATGTGTGCCAATGCACTTACGCTACTAATTGCCGTTAACGTGTCGGCTGTCGTGTCATTTAATGATTTCATTTAAGGCTTAACTTTATAATATTAAATAATTGGGTTATCAAAAGTTGGTGATACATACTCTGCTTTAGGCAATTCTTTCACCCACATAAACTCAGGGTTTACGCATCTGTCAACTTCACCTTCAAAAATAAAGTACACGCCATCTATATCGGGTACGGGGTTAAAATAAGAATCAGGTGCAAATTGTTGCCCTACCAATTCATCTCGTTGTTTTGTGTCTAATTTATATCCTATCATACATTACGACCTAAAATAGTTTCTTTACCTACAACTGCATTAAATATAGCAGTATCTTGTGTATCGTTAGTGCCTACATTCAAAAATCCAAAGTCAGTATATTGTTTATTTGAGTAATTTACAATTGCTAAAGGAAGAACTAGCCCAGACATTAATCTTATTTGTCCATTAAGTAATGTTAAACTTGACGCAGTATATGTTCGTATTACTACATTATTTCTTTTTAAAGTTATAGTTGTTCCAACTCTTTTTAGTAAAAATAAACCACTTGTATTTGGTTGTGCAGCTGCACTATCATTTGTAAAATTGGCTGCATTACCTGTATTAGTATGCGAGTTAACTGATAAATAAGTACCTGGGAATGGAGCTGTGCCTAATATACCAAAATCAGCTCTTGTTGATGTTGCCGTTGTCGTTGTTCTTGAATAAACCCATGCTGTGAAATCATTAGTTAAATCTAAACTTGGATTAATAAATGAGTTTGCAGTTCCATTTGTACCATTGCCCTGCATACCATTTGCATCGTGTGTTATTGTCCCAGCAAAAGTAAGTCGCTTAGCCGCATCTGTATCTAATGAATTAAACATATTCCATTTATGTGTAGTTGCAGTACCACCAACCAATGGGTATGATGCTATGTAACCACTTGTAACACCTCCAGCTTTTAGTGTAACCATTTCAAAGTTAACTGCACTTCTTTGAGTTGAGTCAGTTATCAAAGCATTTGTAATAAATGTATTAGCTGTTGCATCAAATATTTGTGCAATTTGATTGCTTGTTGCATTAGCCGAACCACCTGCATTAGTAGCGGTAACTACGCATGTAATGTTTGATGTATTACCTGCATCTGCTTGTACTAAAGTATATGTGCTTGCGTTTGTACCTATATTAGTAGCACCACGTTTCCATTGGTATGATAATGTTGGTGTAGGTATACCTGTAACACCACTTGCACTTGCGGTTAATGTTTGCCCAACTACTGCCGTGCCACTTATTATAGCTGATGATATTGTAGGGGCTACTGTGTTAACAGCACTTACACTATTACTTGATGCAACAAATCCACTTGCACCGTAAGCATTAGTACCTTTAACTTCTACTCTTATTGTTGTGCCATCATCTGCTAATTGTATTGTGTAAGTAGATGCTGTTGCACCACTTATCGCAATTCCATCACGAGTCCACTTGTATTCGTAAGTTATTGGTGCAACACCATCCCATGATTCAACATTTGCCGTAATTAAAGTACCTGTTGATTGTGTACCACTTGGGCTTACTGTTGGTGCTACCGTGTTAACAGGTGCAAAGTCTACAACTGATATTATGTTTGAAACTTCAGAATCAAATCCGTAACTATTAGTGCCTGTTACTACACAAGTAATTTCCGCTAAACTATCACTTGACCCGATTACATAAGTGTTCGCAGTCTGTCCTGCTATTGGTGAATCATTACGATTCCATTGGTAAGTATAAGTTATCGGTGCAGTACCTGTAAATGTTCCATCTGTTGTAGTTAATGTGCTACCAAATGTGTTGTCACCATAAATAGTAGGGGCTTCCATGTTTACAGGGATACTACCAACAACAAGTGAGTTGCTTGAGTCAGCATTAACACTTCCTTGACTATTTGTAGCCGTTACGGTTACTGTTAAAGTTTTAGTATCTTCACCAATTAATGGCGTGTATGTGTTACTTTCGCCATTTTGCACGCTTGCATTATCAATTTTAAAATCAAAAGTAAATGTAGGAGTTGGAAATCCTGTCCAAGAACCTGTGCTTGATGTTACAACAGTGCCAATAGCACCATTCCCACTTAATAATGGTTGTACCACATTAGCAGGTGCAGCGGGTACACTTTCCCCGACTTTTTTTAACCCTAATTTATAGCCGTACATTACTAACCTACGTTAATAGTGGCAGGAGTTATAATCTCATCAAATACAAATGCACTACCACTTGCAAGTGTTAACGCTTTAATTCCTTGTCCGCCTTGTGCAAATAAGGTTACGCCTGCTTTAATGGTCTTGCCACTAATTCCCCATGCAGTTACTTGGTTACTGTTGTCTGTTCCTGTAAACACACTCACTACGCTATCCTCTTGGAAATATACAAATTGATATTTTGCATTTGTTATAGCGGCTGATGAATCAATAAATTTACCTTTTTGAAAACCGCCTAATAATAATTCTGTTGTAGTTGACATATACTTAAATATAATTATTTTAATTTTTTGCTTTTATTTAATTGGAACTTGACATCTATTAGCCTCGAATGGTAACTCAAATGAAAGTGTCATTAACCACCCATTTACTTTGTCAGGAAACGCCTCGAATAATGGCTCTAATGTTACGCTATCACCTACCAAGAAGCTATCATCATTTAATGGATTCTCAAGCATTGCAATTACATCTTGGCTAATACTTAGTGTGTCGCTCATGGTGTCACGCTCGTTCCTTGAATCATCACTAACAATGTCAAGGATCATTATCCCGAAGTTTAGCGTTAATGTTTTCTCGCTAATATTAGAAGTCAAAACATTTGCCCACAATAAAGGATAGTTCTCTTGCTGTGTGCTTAATTCAAACACTTCACCAAACCCAAACCCATTAAGCTGTGCGTGGCTTTGCTGTACTGCTTCGAGTTGATTTATTATTTGATTTAGCGTTGTGTACTTCATTTTGTTTTTGTGTTAAAAACTGCTTTAGTTTTTCGATATTCTTTTTGCTTACCCCGTTGTTCATATTTAACAATTATTGCAGCCTTCGTTTCGGTTATACTCGCTCGGTGCGTTTCGTATTCCTGTGAAATTATAATCACCTTTGCAACATCCGCTACCCCCTAACACCATTCCGCTTGTGTAGTTCGTACGTTTAGCGTAGATGGTATCTATGTTAGAGTTGATTTGATTTAGGTAATTAGGAAATAATGTCTGATTGCTCATTAAGTATTTTGTCAAACGCTCTGCATACCACTCGGCTTTGTTTTTCGCGTTGTTCATCAAGAATCCAATTTCCTCTAATGAGGCAGGGTTCATGTTGTCTGCGTTTTGTACACCTACTGATTTATTAAAATACTTGTAGTTCATTACCAATGGCAACTCTGCACGACAATACCACACCATTGTTGGAGTGATGTAAGTATCCATAAGGTTCTTATCATTACCTGTTAATGTGTTGTGCCTTACTTTATCAATTAAATCATTGTATAAAGTAGTTCCCAATATCGGTAACACATAAAAGTTCTGCACATCCCAAATGGTCGGTGCAATAACTTTCATATCAACATTATCTTGTAGTATGCTTTCGGCTTTCAGTGTTGCCTCGCTTAAAAAATATACCTTTGCCATTATTTCTTTTTAACTAAAGTTTGTAACCAAATGTGTCTGCATGATGGCGAATGAATATTGGTACCAGGTTCTGTGTACCAGCCACCTCTACGTGTGAACGCATCATAGTTCGGTATGCCATAAATAGCACCTAATCTGTCGCCTATCTTGTTAATTTCCTCACGAGTATATAATCTATTCGCTTCAATCATTCCCTTGCAAAAAGGACGTGTTCTGCCATTCGGTAATATTGCAGGACCTTGCGTGTCGAATCTTAATGCATACTTGTATTTTACATACAACTCACTAAAATCAGGAACTTTTGTATCAACTCCTTTTGGTGTTAATTTTAAATTGTCATCCAAGTAACCTTTATCCATCATGTTAGCCATGATGTCTTCAATCTCTTTTACTTTTACCTTTAACAATTTAGCAATATCATCCGCTGTGGCTTTATCGTCATTCTTTAAAATGTCGATTATACCTTTTTCGGTTGTGGTTAGTGCAAACATTTGGCTTTGTGTATCCATGTCAGCCACACTAAACACTTGTTTAATTTTCTTTACCTCTGTGTAACTATCAGCAGGCTCACCAAACTCCATAAACACCGCTAACTCTTGGTCATCTTTTGAGAATTTAGATTGTACTACTTCAACTTGCTGTGGTACTTCTAATGGTTTACGACCTATTATTTCACGCATCTCATCTTTTGTCAAAATAGTTGCAAGAGTTGCCTCACTAAATTCAGGCATTACAGGCTCAATAGGGATAAATGTAACTTTATTTTTTAATCCAACTAAATCGTTTAAGATAACTTCAATTGCATTTTGTTTAGGTGTGATGTAAGTGTTTTGAAATAACTGAAAAGCTGTTGCCATTTCGTTACGCCCACCTAATTGACCTTCAGTTCTTACCCCAAATAACATTGGCGAAGTAACTTTATGCCCGACAAAAATTTCTTCTTGAATTGTTTTGTTTAACGCATCGTAACGCTTGTCAAAATCATTGCCAGTTAACTGTTGAATCTGTGGCGCACGAGCAGGATCATCTACGAAGTCAATTACTAAAGAGTTAGCACGGTCTGTGCCTGTGAACTTCTTTTTCATTTGCTTTTCAACAGTCGACATCTCTTCATCACTTGGCACACCATTCATAAACGTAACCATAGTACCCCCCATAAATCCATTTTGAATTGAGGCACGATGATAGTTTGCTATTTCCGCATCAGTTATGATAGCAGGAACAGCACCTATGTACTCAGGTAGCGTGTAAGTTTCTATGTTTGGTCTGTATTGCTTGTAATACAATACACCTTCTTTGCCTTTCTCGTAGTCTTTACTTCCGTATGCTGGGTATTCCGTTATTTGGTCTTTCTTAATGCTCGTGTTATCTGAGCCATCATCGTTTAACCAATACTCTGAATAGTATATTTTAGAATTGTCTTTGTTTGTTCTTAGGTTACAATAGTCTAAATGGTAAACTTCTGCAATTCCTTTTTTATCCTTTGACTTAATTATATGAATATAGCATCCACCAAACAACTCAATGTCCAATGCCATCTTACTACTTACTGAGTGTAGCGATTCGTAAGGATTAGCATTGTCAATAAATGCTTGAGTGCTTACTATTTTGTCAGTTGGTAAACCTTCTGCATTAAACGCCAAACCTTGACCTGCAATGTATAATTGTTTAGCTGTTAGGATTGCATTGTGCTTTGCAGAACGATTAAATAAAGTAACTAAAAAGTTAGGATAGTTGTTATCTTCGCCATAATTGATATAGTCTTTATTTCGTACCTCCTTAAACACAGGCACTTTATCATTTGAGAATGTTATTACTTGTGTCTTCATTATATTTTTCTAAATGTTACAACTAAGTCTGCATTAGTATTTGTACCAGAACCACCATCAACTGCAATGTTTCCAACGTGTATTTTTATCCTTCCCACAACTGTGCTATAATGCATTATTACAGGAAAACCTGCTCCTTCATAATATAAATGGCATTCTATTTTATCACGCAAATCTATTTCTGCGTTATCAATTGCGTAATAAGCATTTGACTTTGCATTTAATCTTTGAGTAAAAGTTGCCACACCAGATAACGCATCAATATTTACCAATGTTGTGCCTGTTGCCGTATTGCTTAAATCATATTCTAATTGAAAATCAGTAGTCAATCCATCAACGTAAAATTTTGTTGCTGCATCTTGTGCAAGTGTAGGATTGCCTAAACCTGTAATCTTAGATGTACCCATTGCTATTGCACCTGTCATATTTCCGCCAGATAAATTTAACTTTGTAGCTAATCCTGCGTTAGTTGCAGTAACAGTTGGGTATTTTGTATTAGTAGCATCAGTATTTAAATTGTTTTGCTTATTAGCTGTATCTTCTTTGCCTGCTATTGCAGCGGTTATCTGTGCTGCTACTTCCGCAGTTGTTGTAAAAAAAGAATCTAAATAAGTAACTATTTTACTTAACGTGGTTTTCATAGTACCGCCATTTTGAACTAATGGGAACTGATCACCACTTGCGTTACTTTCTACTAATTCTAATTGACTTATTTTTTTATCGCTCATAAATTTATTAAAAAACCGTTTTCTTGTAAAATAAAATACCCATCCTCAGTCATTAAACTTTCCTCTGGGTTGTAAACTATTGCCGTATCATCTTGTAATTGATATGTAAAATTGCTATCTGAACTTGGAACTACCCAAACTTTGCCTTTTTCAACTTCTTTAACAATCGAATTAACCGCTTCACTTGCATTTGTCAACCCACTAAGTGTACTTAATGATGTTTGGTAAATTGTATAGTTGTAAAATCCTGTATCACCTAACTCAACCTGCCCTGCTAAAGTGTTTGGTGTGTCCCTTTCGGTAACGCTAAACTCGTTAAACCTTTCTTTGTGGGTAGATAGGTCAGTCGCTATAAAATAATAGTCAACGTTGCTTGTTTGGTTGGTAAATTGGAACAAGTAAAACGGATTAGTCGCTGTGCTATTTTCCGTTAATGTTACCACTACCTTGTTTGTTGTATATTTTTCAAACCTTATCACTATACATAAATATACTTTATGCAAAAAAGTGTTATGATATTGCCATAAAACAAAAAAGCCTCACATAAATGCAAGGCTAATTTGTATGAAAAACAAGTAAACTTAAACTAGTAATGCTGCTATGATTGATGGGTTAACCTCAGGGCTAAATGCTTTTTCCATTCCACCAAATGTAAGGCTGTAACCTTGAAACTCATTCATTGCTGCACCCGATGCCGCTGTACCTCCGTTAACTTCCATACCTGCATCTTTGCCTGTTAGGAAAAACGTGCCATCTTTCATCTCAACTATAATAGCCATTCTGTTCTTGATTATTAAATCAAGTTTTTGAGCGTTAATATAGCTAAGTTTAGAAAACACAGCCGCAATAGTTGGCTCGTAAGCTACTGAACCTGTTGCAGGATCTGCTTGAATATTCTCAGTAAATGAATTAGCACCTCTTGGCATCAACTCATATTTGTAAAACAATCCTGTTTTTGTTATAGCGGTAACATATCCGCTTGCATTTTGTGATACTGCTGTTACGCTTGATAAAGGTGCGATGTAAAGGTTTTTTATACCTCCAACAACATCTCTACAATCTAACGCAAAACCACTTGTTATTGCACATGGCATAATTTTTTTTTTTATTATTAAAGGGGATGGTATTACCCACCCCCTATTGTTTTAATTAAACTGTAAACTTAACTACCTCTGCTGGTAAAGCAATCTGTACACCGTACTTGAACTCAGAGCGGAAACGTACAACATCAAAGTCTTCAGAATACCACATCTTAAATCTATCTTCATCACCTTCTAAGTCAACACCTAAGAACATGTTTGAAGTACGCAATACATATAGGTCACTTGTTCCGTTTAAGCCATTAACAGGCATAATCTTTAACATTGTACCCGGATGAGTGTAAACTGCATCAGTATCACCGTTAGCGATGTAATGGAAAAGGTTTGCATTCTTAAGTGCTAATTGGTATAAACGGTATACGTCATTACCCATGAACAAATGCAAATCTTCTTTGTCTAAAATCGCAACTGGAATAGCAGTGTAAATTGCATCTACAATCGAAAGGATGTTAGATGAAGTAATTGCAGTTACAGGAGTGATGTAAGTTGATACGTTAGCACTAACTACACCTGCTGCTGCTCCAATGATTTTTTGTAAGCCATCAAATTTGTTCAAGTTGTTGTTAACACTTAAAGTGTCACCTTGCCAAATTGCAGTTTCAATGCTTTCAGCGATTTGACCAGTTGTTTGCTCAACAATAGCTGCTTCGATACCACCTGGTAAAGACTCGTAGTAAGAACCGTTAGTTAACAATAACTGAGTGTACTTAGTTTCTAAGTCTTTAATACACCATTGCTCTTGAACAGAGATTTTACCGATAGTTACATTTCTGCTTGAGATGTCTGTGTCACCACTTGCGTTAAATCCACAAGTACCACCAGCTTGGAAAACTACGTTCTTAGCTAAGGTAGGGATTTGCATAGATGATTTTACACCTGTTAATTTTGTCATTAAAGTCGCAGTCTTTGCTTTGAATAAAGACTTTGTAATTAATGTTGTTTCGTTTGCTTTGGTCCAATTTGTTAGACCTGTTACATTAAATGCCATTTTTTTATTTATTTAATTGAATTAATTATTCTTGCTAAATCTTCGATTGAGTTTTTGCTTTCTTTTTTGAATCCTGACTTTACAGGTTGAGCAGGTGCTGCGGCTGGCTCGTTTGAAATTTTAGATACCAAGTCAATAACTGCATTAAACTTCAATGCGATTTCGGTATTGATAGCTTCCACCTTTGAGTTTACATCTTCTGTACTCATTGCTTCAGGTTTCTTTCCCATTTCCTCAATCTTAACTTCTAATGCTGCTAACTTTTCTGCAAGTTTCTCAACATACATTTCAAGTTCGCTTGCCATTTCCTCTTTCTTGTCTTCAATTTCAACCTCTTCTTTTTCTTCTGCTTCCGCAGGCGTAACAGTTACTACTAATCCACCAACGGTTGATACAATAGAACCATCTTCTAATTTGTGTTCAGCATCAGGTGCAGGCATTTGTGTGCCATCTTCTGCTACTACGAATAATGCAGTACCTGTGGCAAGTTCACCTTCCCACATTACTATTGTGCCATCTTCTAACTTGGCTTGTTCAAACTTTTGCTCTCCGAACAATAAGTTTTTAATTTTGCTTAACGCTTCTGACTTTGTCATGTTTTAAAATATAAATTGTTTAAATATTTGCTTTTTTGAGTATCTGCATTGCCGCCTCGACTTTGCTTGCATCTACGTTTTTAACCACATCAATGATCTCGTCAATTACTGATTTAGGTTTGTCGGTCATCTTTATAGTTTTAAATAAACCCTCTACGCTAAACCCTTTAAAATCTCCGCTCTTAATGTAGTTTTCCCACACATCATCGTTATCTACTTTGAATGAACCAAACCAACTGCCCTCTGTTAAGTTGTAACCCGCAGGTGAATACACACCACGATTCTTGTCGATAATAAAAGACTCAATCATGTACACATCTTTAACCATTAGTTCACTATCGTGCATCATGTTAACCTGTGATGTGTTGTTATTGCGGAAAAACTTTTTAACGATGTTGTAAATGTCTTCAGCCGTGAACACTCCGTAGTATTCGCCTGTTTCATCTCTACGATAAATAGGTAAATCCGCTACCATTAATGGTCCGCTTATTATACGCTTTTCGGTATCGGCTTTAAATGTCAACCTGTTATCGTTAAACGCTTGCCAATTCATTTCGATTGCAGGATAGTCTACTAATGCTATCGCTGAAACCCCAACTTCATCTTCATCTTCGGGTACGTAAAACCTGTATATCGGTAACTTATCCATAATTGTAAATATATTTATTGCTATAAAATGCTTTTATCCTATTGTAGCGTTCGCCTCTATTACATCAACCTTATTCATTGTGCCTCGTATGTCGCTCTCTACTACATATACCTT